CGAGGAAGTCGGCCCCGTCGTCGCGAACGCGACCACGCTCAACGTGATCGAGACGTTCATCGCGGGCTGGAACTCCATCACCAACGCCGAGGACGCAGCGCTCGGGTCCTTCGTCGAGACCGATGCCGCGTATCGCCTCCGGCGCCTGAGTGAACTGGCAGCGGCGGGCGGCGGCACAGTGAACGGCATTCGCGCGGACCTGTCGCGCTTGCCTGACGTGGTCGCGGTCGCAGTGCTTGAGAACGTCACTGACGTCACGACAGCGGACGGGCTGCCACCGCACTCGATCGAGGCGATCGTGCGGGGTGGTGATGCGCAGGCGATCGGCGAGAGCATCGCTACCAACAAGGTCGGCGGCATCCAGACGCACGGCACCGAGCCCCCGGTCACGGTGGTCGACCAGCAAGGCGAGAGCTATCCGATCTATTTCAGCCGCCCCGACGAGGTCACAGTGTTCGTCGCGATCGATGTGGTGACCAGCGCCGAGTATGTAGGCGACGAAGCGCTCGCGCTCGCGCTTCAAGCAGCCACGACCAACAAGCTCGACCCTGCGTATCTCGACGTGGGCACTGACGTGTACTCCGGCCAGATGGTGCGCGTCGCGCTACGGGTGCCAGGCGTCCTCAATGCCAGCGTCGGGTTGTCGACCACCGCCATCAGCGATCCCGATGCGGGCGAGCCGTCGATCGCGATCGCAAGCCGACAGTTGGCGATCGTCCTGCCGGACAACATTGCCGTGGCGGAGTTTCCGTCATGAACCTCATCCTGACGCACGAGACGGATGCGGTCGCGCTGCTGACCGATCGCTATCGCCAGCCCAGGATCTCAGCACTGCTCGCTGCGTGGACGGCCGAGGTGCAGGCGCTCGAGCTGGCCTACTGGGACTTGCTCACCAAGCGCTCGCCCGCGACCGCCGAGGGCGCCGTGCTCGACCTGCTCGGCAAGATCGTCGGGCAGCCGCGCGAGGGGCGCACTGACGAGCAGTATCGGGTGTGGATTTCTGCGCGCGTCCTCGTCAATCAGAGCTCGGGGCTGTCGCGGCAACTCATCGCGCTCGCTGCGAAGCTCTGTCAGGTTCCGATTCGCATCGAGGACCACTATCCCGCAGCGTTCACGATCCACGCGATGGGGCCGGTGCTGGGCGCTGACGGCGTCGAGATTGCGCAGCTCATCGTCGAGGCCAAGGCGGCCGGCGTTCAAGCGTTCTTTCACTGGTACGACTCGACCACGTCGTTCCGGTTCTCGGTCAGCGGCGACTCGGTCTATGACAGCCCGCGCGGCTTCAACCGCGGGCGGCTCTCTGCGATCAGCGACGGTCGCGACATGGGGTACAACACAGAACCGCACCCTGTTGCCCCCGCCGGCAGCATCTTGGTGGTGCTCTAATGGAACTCAAGCTCGACCAATGGGCGACGACTCCGCCAGTCGGCTATCCAGGCACGGTCTCGCCGCCGCCAGGGAAGCGATCCGCGGGCTTCACGAATGGCGAAGAACCACCAGCCGGGTATTTCAATCACGCGTGGGACGCGCTCAGCGATACACAGAACGAGCTCGCGAACTTGATCACAGGCGCGGGGCTGACGCGCGTTGAGTCCGACCTATCTCAAGTGCTCAAGGCGGTGCAGAGGCTCATTGACCGCAGGGCCGAGATCCTAGCACTCACGCAGTGGACGGAGATCGGTAGCTGTCCGGCCCCAGTTCTGGGGTTTGCTTGCACGCCCGCCGGTGACGCAGTCGCGGTGTGCTCGGCGAATCCATCGATTCGATACGCGCAAGCGACCGACGTCTGGGCGTCGGTTACGGCCGGATCGAGTTACGCGGGGGTCTTCAATGACGTCTGCTGGTCTGATGCGCTTGGGCTGGTCGTTGTCGTGGGCACCGGCGGGGAGATTCAGACGGCGATCAATGCAGCCGGGTCCTACACCCGTCGTGCGACGGGTGGTTCAGATTTGTTGAGATGCGTTGCCGGCGCGAACGCTGTCGTCGCCATGAGTACAGATGGAGCCATCAAGAGCAGCACTAACGGGGTGACTTGGACCACGACCGCCACGTTGTCTGGTGGCGTCACAATGAGCGGACTCGCGTACTCACCCACGCTCAATCGCTTTTGTGCTGTCGGCAACGCCGCTGGTACCTATCCCATGTATGTAGGCGACCAGAGCGGCGCGAACTGGATCGCGGCAACAACCCCCATTCCACACACGGTGAATCCCCCGATGGGAGTCCTGTGGAGTGAAACCGCAAACTGTTTCCTTGCGTTCAACGTATCAGGCGCCGTTTATCGGTCGGTCGATGGCATGGTGTGGGTTGCAGCATGTCCTGGTCTCAATGTGAGTAGCGTCGATGCCGTCGTGCTTCCCCAGCACCTGGTAGTGATGAATATGGGTGCAGGTACAGCAACGGTTCCGCCAAGCGTAATGGATCTCCTGCGCCTCGATGAACTCAACGGCGCACCCTCCACTCGGCTGAAGCTGAATCTTCGGTTCTCGCCATCATTATCTGGCGATGCTTTCTCGCGAGTGATCCGCGTGCCAGTGGCAACAGCGCCGAACTACAAGTCACCGTTCGCGGGTCGACTGGTAGGCCTTTGCAGCAGCGGACGCATGCGCGTCTCGGGTTACGTGGGGTGAGACCGTGAGCGAACTCTATTACGACGATCCAGTCGCAAGCGCACTACCTCGGGTGATGACCATGGCCGAACTCTGCGACCAAAGCACATGACGCTCTACTACACAGATCCGGAACTCGGGACAGTGCCGCTCAAGTCGCGCACCCTCTCGGGCGAGCACATCGGCGCTCACGACACCACCGCGCTGCCCGGCACGGTCGAGGTCGACATCGGCCAAAGCAGGGGGTTCCTCGCGACGCTCGCCGGCGCGGTCACAGCCAACATCGTGAGCGTTGCGCTGCAGACAAGTGCCAACGTCATCGGCAAGCTCGCAGCGAATGCTGGCGTGAACATCGGCTCGGTCGAGTTCGTTGGCCCGGCGACTGGCACCGTCACCGCCGTGACGTCGAGCGCGACTGTTGTCACGTTGCTCGCTGCGAATACAGCGCGCGTCGGTGCGCTCGTCGTGAACAACAGCACAGCGACGCTGTACCTCAAGCTCGGGTCAGCAGCGTCACTCACCAGCTGGTCGGTGCAGCTCGACCCAGGCGCGTACTGGGAGATGCCGCGACGGTACTACACGGGGATCATCACCGGCATCTGGTCGGCGGTGAACGGCGACGCGAAGGTGACCGAGGCGGCTTGATGGAGAAGGACGCGTGATCCGTGCCTCTCAGTAATCCAATCATAAGCAGAGTGGCCCCGGTCAAGGTCGGCGGCAGTGCTAACGCAGGTGCGGGGCGACTCGCGAGCGCGTTCGATCACGTGCACCCGCTGACCGAGACGAGCGGCCCGGACGACTTGGGCATGGGCTCGATCATCTCGACCGAAGTCGTGCGGCGTATCGGTAGTCTGCTCGTCGGGCAGCAGTTCGACGTCGGCCGCCAAGCGGGCGGGCAAGGGTCGACGTCCACCACCATGACCGATATCGGCCTCCCGTTCGTGTGGAATATCCGGCGCACAGGCGGTCACGTGTTTGTGGCGCTGCTCTCCTATAGCACCGCCGCAACCACGACCGGACTGCGTCTGAATGCGAACTTTACTGGTACTTTCAGCACGAACGGGATTCGCATCTTCGGAGCTACTGGCCCCGCTGCACTCGTCGCAGCCAATGCTACATGGGGCACTCCCCTTGGTTCCGCTGCCGTGGGTCCAGGAGGCACGTCCACCCCGATGCTCGTGTACGGCTCCGCAAACATTACGGCTATCGGAACTCTATCTCTCCAGTTCGCGAGCGGGGTGGCCGGCAGCAACGTCAACATCGACAGCTCAAGCTGGGGAATGCTGATTCAGGCATGAAGCTCGGCAGCACCGGCCCTGATGTCGTGCGCTGGCAGCAGTCGCTGATCGTGCGCCGTAGAGGATCGATGCTGACCATCGGCGACACTGGAACCCAAACAACCGTGATTCGGAGATCTAACCATGCGTATCCCTATCGTTCCTGTCATTGCTGCATGCGCGGCTCTGGCTGGCTGCGCGCACGCCACGACTCCAAGACCGCTGCCGCACAACACGCCACGACCCGCGCCGCACTCGGGCATCTTGTGGACCGACGACATCCAGAACAGCTGCGGCGAGGCTCCTTACGGCTTCAGTCAGATCCAGCTCGAGCGACCCATCGGCCAGGCGGTCGGCGGCAACGACGAGGTGGACTTGTACCGCGTCGACGACCCGCTCGGAGGCCCCGGCTTCGCGCTCAAGCACATCGCCACATTCGACAACAACGGCGGCAGCCGCTCGCAGGCGGGCATCTACAGCTTTGCCAACGCCACCTTCGACGAACTGGTCAGGAGCGCCACGGGTGTCTACATCGCGGCCGAGTGGTACTTCCCCGAGGTCATCAACGCCCACAGCAGCACAGACAGCAACCCCTGGATCAACCTGTGGGACTTCCACTCAGTCTCTAACTCCGAGCGCTGGCACACGCAGCCGGGCCTGATGCTGGCCGAGGACGGCAGCATGCGCGTCAAGTGGAGCTGGACCGCGGTCAACCACGAAACCGACTGGTCTACCGTGACCCTGCCGGTGGGCGAGTGGTTCGACATCGAGATGCACTACACCTGGGGCAGCGAGAGCACCGGCTGCGCAGGAGGCACGACCGTGACGCTCTGGGTCAATGGCCAAAAGACCCTGGAGCAGAAGGGCGTCACGACGCGCGGCAACGGTCACGATTCTGTCGAGATGTATATGAAGTTCTATGGGTCGGCGAACAACGGCAACGACTGGCAGCCCAAGCCCTCGGTCAAGTACATGCGCAACGTGCGGATGTCCGACAAGCGCATCTGGCGCTAGCTCGTCATCAAGCGCCGGTTCCCCTTCTTGGCCTCGAGCACGTCAGCATAGTCGCGAAACTGCTCGGCAGCCTCAAGGTAACCTTCCGACTGCAGGCGCGCGGCGGCAATGCGAAGGGCCTGGATGTGTTCTTGGTCGCGCGCCACCACCACTCCCCAGATGACGAGCGCCGACAGACTCAACGCAACTATGAACACCACGAGAACCACCGCGACCGCGAACGCCCTCATGTCCTATCCAGCAGCTTGATGGCGATGTGCGCCTCGAGCCAACGCAACAGGCGCTGGGTTTCGACATCGAACTCGTCGAGCGTCAGCTTTCCCGAATCGACCTGCGCTGCAAGTGCATCGACCCAACGCTTGATGGATTCGACATCGGGCGCACCGTCCTCGTCATAGGGTGCGCGCACGACCATCCTCGCTGTTGGGATCGTAATACTTCCCGCGCTCGACGTTGCTCGCAAGCTCGCTCAGCCCCGCGTGCAGCAGGTGCTCGTACAGCGTTCGCTGCGCTCGGTCGTACGCGCAGGGGTGGCCGCTGCAGTACCTGCACGCTCGCGCTCGGGCGAGGATCGCGTCGCGCTTCGGGCTCGGCACTGCTGACTCGAGGTCGGCGAGCAGCATCAGCGTCGCTTGATCGTAGTCGGTCATCGGCTTGGCTCCGCTGACGTGCGCGAGTGGATCGGACATGGGCGCGGCTTGAGCGCCAGTTGCTGCGCCAGCGCTTCGAACTCGCAACCCCGGCATTCGCCCTCGTCGATCGGGTTGGTCCAGCGATACCCGTCCGCCTCAGCGACGAGCGTCTCGGTCGACTTGCATTCGCAGTCCACACGGCGCCGCGGGTCGCAGACCAGGAAGTAATGACGCGCGACGCCGGGGTGGTGGTTGTCCTCCTCGGCGCCGAGCAGGTCGAATGCCTGCAGCGCGAACGCGACGACCTCGTCATCAGCTCGACGGCTGCCGCTCTGCGAGATCGAGATGTGCCACTGCTGCCCGAGCTCGCCAGAGCCGTCCGGCAGCTCGGCCATGTCGAGGCTCGAGCACACGCGGACGCCCGATGGGTGCTGCCAGAGCCTCCCGATTTGGCTCGCCCCGCGCAGCACCCAGCGCCTGGAAAGCGGGCGCCGCTCAGCGTGCACGGGCTCGTCAGCCACGACCCGCCCCCGCTGCGCTGCGGTCGAGCGCGAGCACCCGATCGACCATCGCCTTCCATTGCTCGAGCAGCTCGGCGGTGACGCTCGACGGCAGTTGATCGCTGCGCGCGTCGAGCATCACGATCGGCTCGCCCAGCCCCGACGCGTATCCGTTGCCATCGATGACCCCGCGCGCGATCGGTTCGCGCTGCGGCCGCCACCTGCTTAGCTCGATGGAGCACACCGGCCCCATCACCACGAATCGACTGTGATCGGTGCGCACCTCGAAGCGCGCGCGGTGTTGCCCGATGCTGTGCCACTCATCGCCCATCGCAGATCCCCTTTCGCGTGAACAACGGTCTGAGGCGCGACGGTAAGCAGCAGAACATGCAACCGCAAGTTATGCAGAGCGGATCGCGCAACGCATGGCCAATACAGGCGTCGCGCACGGACCGAATCGCGAACGAGTAGCCAGCGCCGGCTGGGTGCAGCGGTCAGGTCGTGGGCACATCTTGCAACCCAGCAACCCGCGCGCGCCCCGACCGACAACCAGGGCATGCACTGGTTTCACCTCGGCCCGGGTCACTGTGTATTCGAACTCGACTACCGCGCCTCAAACGAGGTCGGAAAAGGTGAAGTGCCCGCCGGCGGCGACCTCGAGCTGCTGGTGTGGTGGGGCGGCGGCGAGCCGACACGCGCGGCGTGGGTCTGGTCGCAGACGGGGCGGGTGATGGGCTGGGCGGGGGTTGGGGAGGCTTGAGCGGGGCTGCCAGCGGCCGGCGCAGGGCCGGCCTCAAAAAAAGGTACGCTGATCGCTGCCCCCGCGCGTTGCGAGTTCGTCGAGCGACGAGGACAGCGTGACGTCGATGAGTTCAAGTGCAGCAGCGCGAGCCAGGGCCCCGCCCTGCAGGACTGCTGCCGCGAGACGCACCGCTGGAATCCCCGCGAGCACTGCGCTCGCGAATCGCACGAGCTCCCCCTGCGGCACAGCGTCGCCCCGTTCCACCGCGCGAAGGATGTCTCGCGCCAGCGCCTGAATCTGCCCAGGATCTGCCCATTGACCTGCAACTATTGGGAATGATTGCGTGACGATCTTCTTCCCATGCTGAACGTCGCGGGTTCGACCCCCGCTGCCCGCTCCGTCAATGATTTCAAAGACTTGACCCATCTCCGGCAGGGTCGAAATTGAGGCCGCCTGGGCAGATGTTTGGGCAGATTCGGACGCCCATTGCAGCACGTCGCCGGTCGCTGCGGCCGTCCGCTGCATGGCGCTGTCGAGCATATGCGCGTAGCGCTTCTCGGTGACCTTGGTCGAGCTGTGGCCGAGGTGCTTGCTCACCTCCTCGAGCGTCCACTTGCGGCCCCAGCTGCCTGACAGCAGGTGACTGGCGCAGGTGTCGCGCAGGTCGTGGAATCGTATCCGCGTGCGGATGCCGGCACGGTGCCACCACCCGATGCGCGAGAGCGTCTTCTCGTGGTGATGCTGCCAGCCCCAATCGTAGGATCGAGAGTATATGCCGCCCGGATGGTCGGCGCGCGGCGATGGGAACACCACGCCCTGGGTCGGCCGCCCCCGGTGCTCCCACCAGACGCGCAGCGCGCGCAGCGAGACGGGCAAGAGCACCTGCCAGCGCTTGCGCTTATTCTTCGTTTTGCCTCGGTAGCTGCGCGTGATCCACCACCCGCAGCGCTCCCACACGATGCGGTCCCACGTCATGCCGGCGAGCTCGCCCTTGCGCGGGCCTTGGTAGATGGCGAGCGTGAACACTGTGCGCTGTTCAAGCGGCAGGTCAGCGAACTGGAATAGCTGGGCCAGTTCCGTCTCGCTCAGGACACTCGGAGGGTCCTCCGGTTCGCCCCATTCCGGCAACGGGATGCCTTCAGCCGGATTGGTCTCGATCGCTCTGAGCGGCTTGATCGCGTACTGCATTGCGTTGCGAAGGTAGTTGAGCGCGTGCTTCGCGGTCTGATGACCGATGCACTTGGACAGCGTCTTGGTGATGCGCTTGCCGCCACGAACCCGGGTGCGCTTGCGCTTGTGCTTGGGCAGTGTCGCGACCCACGCCTCGATCTCGTTCGGCGCCAGAGTGGAGACCGGATCGTTGAAAAATGGGGCATCTGCAACGACGGTCGACCACGTCGACTTGATGGTGCGATAGCTGGGTAAGCTTTCGACTGACTTCAAGTACAACTCCCCCAGCGACTTCACGGTATGCGTGCCGCTGGCGCGTTCCCGCATCTCGAGCATTACAAGGTCGAGGACGTTATTGGCCTCTTCATCGCTGTCGAAGCGCCCGATCTTTTTCCCGCTCGGCAGGCGCGCCACGTGCTTGCCGCCGTCACGCGACACTGAGCCGGTGCCATACGCGCGCTTGCGCTTTTGCGGTTGTGCGGGTGTCTCCATCACGTAATCCCCAGTCGCTTCATGATTTTGCGTGCCTTGGCGCGTTCGATGTCAGTGGCTCTAGTGGTCGCAATGCGCGTTGTATGCTCGGCGATCGTTCGTGCGCGTTTGGCGCCCTGCTTACGCTTTGCGCGACACTCTCGCAATAGTTCCTGCAGCAGTGCTTCGACACGCGTGAGTCGTTCGCTCAGTTCGGCGTCCACAGGACCGTCTCCTGGGTACAGCGTGGTGATATTGACTGCGGGTTGACTGCGACTGCCGAATCGACTCGGGCTCGGTGCGGCGGACTTCGCACCACACCAGCATCGTGCAGATGAGCGACCGGATGAGTTCGCGCGTGGTGACCTCGCGGTCGACCGCTGCGTACTGCAACTCGCGCCACTCCGAGGGCGTCAGGCCGAGCTCGCGGCGCAGCTGGTCGAGGGTCATGGGGCGACCTCGCGCAGCCCCTCGTCGCGGGCGCGATTGAGCTCGACCATCAGATCGTGCGAGCCGCCGCTGTCGGGATGGCAGAGCGGCAGCCGGCGCTTGAACGCCTCGAGCACGTCGCGCTGGGTGATGGGCTGGCCGTTGAGGTGCAGGACGTCGCGCCAGCTACGAACCACGGTCGTGCTCTCGGGCAGGGCAGCGAACCCGGTGAACGCACGCTCAAGCAACTGCGTCGCACCCGAGCGGTCGATTGCACGCAGCGCGTCGATGGTCAGCCCTACTGCGCGAAGGTTGTCGCGGACGGTGCGCCAGCAGTCGCAGGCCATCACGCGGGGTTGGTTGTGCTGCGTCCAGTAGACTGCGATGCCGGGGTCGGTGGGCTCGCCCTGGTTGGCGTACGGCAACCCGTCCCGACGCAGCGCGATGTCGCTCGAGATCACCACGTCGACCCCGCCAAGCAGACGCACCGAGCGGAGCACCTCGTCGCGCGCTCGTGCGAACGAGACTTGATAGATGGACGCGCGTCGGTCGTCGCGGTGGGTGCGCGTCCACCC